ACCAGACGGTCTTTCCTCATCATCAAGATTGGGTAGACCTACTGGAGGGTAAAGAACCTTCATGGCTCCACCCTTCTATGATTTATGAGCCAGGCGAGAACAACCGCCTGCTGGTGAACGTGCCACCTGAGCACGCTAAGTCCACGGTCATTACCGTGAACTACCCGACTTACCGCATCGCTCTCAATCCTAACATCCGCATCATCGTGGTATCGAAGACATTGAATAAGGCACGCGAGTTCGTATATGCTATCAAGCAACGATTGTCACATCCCCGCTGGCTCAAACTGCAGACCGCATACGGTCCTGAGGGCGGTTGGAAACAAGACGCTGATACTTGGCGTACCGATACTGTCTACCTTGGGGGCGATGCGCGTAACTCTAGCGAGAAGGACCCAACCCTTCAGGCGTTAGGTATGGGCGGTCAGATTTACGGTGCCCGTGCCGACCTCATCATTCTTGACGACTGCATCACTACTGCCAATGCCCACGAGTGGGACAAGCAAATGGACTGGTTGCAGAAGGAAGTTATTACCCGTCTGGGCAAGAACGGTAAATTACTAGTTGTAGGGACACGGATTGCCGCAAATGACCTTTATAAAGAACTTCGTAATCCTAAGCATTGGTCTGGTGGTCGGACTCCGTTTACTTATATGGGTATGCCTGCTGTACTTGACTATGCAGAGGAGACGGAGAATTGGGTTACGCTCTGGCCTGAATCAGATGTTGCCTGGGATGGCGATTCTGATACACCTAAAGAAAACGGGTTCTTCCCTAAATGGGATGGGCCAGCACTCTTCAAGAGACGCAGCGAAGTTACACCTTCGACATGGGCTTTGGTATACCAGCAAGAAGACATCCAAGAAGACTCCATATTCCCGCCTGCACTCGTGCAAGGAGCGACCAATGGGATGCGCAAGCGAGGACCGCTAAAGGCTGGTGCTGCTGGACATCCACCTAAGGTTGAAGGTTTACATACTGTAATTGGATTTGACCCTGCTATGGCAGGTAATGCTGCATTTGTTGTAGTTGCATACAACAGAGCAGATGGAAAGATTTACGTGTTGGATTGTGTCAACATGGAAGAACCAACACCACAGAAGATTAGGGCAGCAATTGAAGAACTGGTTATCAAATATAAACCGCAAGAGTTCAGAGTTGAAATCAACGCCCATCAAAAAGCCTATTCCCTTGACGAAGAACTACGCAACTGGCTCGCTGGATACGGCGTACGCCTTGATGCTCACTTCACAGGGAAGAATAAATGGGACACTTCTTTTGGCGTTGCGTCAATGTCTAACCTCTTTGGCACTATCCGCGAAGAGAAGTTCCAGAAAAACAACATATTAGAATTACCTTCATCTGAAGGTTCTGAAGGTATCAAAGCCTTAACTCAGCAACTACTAACGTGGAAGCCAGAGACTAGAGGTAAGACAGATACCGTCATGGCTTTATGGTTTGCCATTATTCGCATACGCGAACTAATGCAATCTAATAGCCGAACATCGCAGTACGCAAATAACCGATGGGCAACTCGTGCTCAGATGAATCAACGCCTTGCAGTAAACCTCGATGAGATGTTTGCAGAGCAGTGGCAAGAAAACTTCGGATAAGGAAAACAATGGCATTAACAATAGAGCAGGTAACAGCACGGGTTGAATCCCTGCGTTACCGTAATCACGAACGTGATGCACGCAACCTTGATGTACTTGCCGTACGTAAAGGAAAGATTGCTCAGGTATATCCTAACTTCTTTCCAGAAGGTGTTGATGCTAACGTAGTAGCAAACTTTATTGACATTGTTGCTCGTGACCTATCTGAAGTTATGGCTCCGCTTCCAGCGGTTAACTGTTCTGCAGCCAATCAAGTATCTGACAGAGCACGTACCTTTGCTGACAAGCGTACTCGCATTGCCTCTAACTATTTCCAACACTCAGACCTAGCAGTACAGATGTACTCAGGTGCTGACTGGTATCTAACATATGGATTCGTCCCATTCATTATTGAATTAGACGATGAAGCAAAACTGCCACGTATCCGCATAGAAAATCCTATTGGGGCTTACCCAGAGTTTGACCGCTATGGACGTTGTGTGGCATTTGCTAAGCGTTACTCTCTCACACTTGGTGAACTAGTATCTCAGTTCCCAGAGTATGACAGAGAACTTCTTGGAGAAGATGGTTACAAGCAGGACCTTAATGCACAGATTGAAATGATTCGTTATTACGATAAAGACCAATCTATCATTTATGTACCACGCAGAAGTAACCTAGTTCTTTCTCAGGCTGCTAACCCGCTTGGCAAGATGATGGTTGTAGTAGCACGTAAGCCATCTATTGATGGTGAACTACGTGGACAGTTTGATGACGTACTTGGCATTCAGTTGCTGCGCAACCGATTTGCATTACTTGCAATGGAAGCAGCAGAAAAGTCAGTACAGGCACCAATTGTTCTACCACAAGATGTGCAAGAACTTATGCTTGGTGGAGATGCTGTTATTCGTACAGCCAACCCAGCAGGAGTACGCCGTGTAGAACTTACTTTGCCACAAGGCGCATTTACAGAACAACAGGTTCTTAATCAAGAACTACGTGTTGGTACACGATACCCTGAATCTCGTACTGGAAACATAGATGCTTCTATTGTTACTGGTCAAGGAGTACAGGCTCTTATGGGAGCCTTTGATACACAGGTTAAATCTGCACAAGCAATCTTTGCTGCAACACTTCGGGACATTATTAGTCTTTGCTTTAATGTAGATGAAATGATTTACCCAGAAGAAAAAACAATTCGTGGAGTAGATTCAGGTTCACCTTATGAGATTACATACAAGCCAACTAAAGACATCAAGAATGATTATTCTGCTGATGTCCGTTATGGCATGCTTGCTGGTCTTAACCCAGCGCAAGGTCTTATCTTTATGCTTCAAGCACTTGGAGGAAAACTCATCAGCCGAGATATGGCTATGAGAGAACTACCATTTACAGTTAATGTTACACAAGAATTAGAAAAAATTGAAATTGAAGAAATGCGCTCTGCGCTACTTGGTTCACTTACGGCATATACACAAGCAATTCCACAGATGGCTACTCAAGGTCAGGATGCTTCAGATGTAGTCCGTAAGATTGCTGCGGTAATAAAGGCTCGTCAAAAGGGACAAGCATTAGAAGATGCAATAGAAGCAACCTTTGCTCCGCAGCAACAGGTTCCTCCTGCTGGTGAACCAACTAATACGGTTGAGCAAATGTCCCCTGCTCCCGCTGGTCCGCCAGCAGGAGGTTCTCCAATTCCTATACAACAAGGTAGACCAGATTTACAAACATTACTTAGCAGTTTAACAGGTGATGGTCAAGGTCGTAGTGCTGTACGTACAACTAGAGAACAGGCAATCTAAGGAGTAATTATGGCAACGCCTCGTAAGAGAACAGTTAAAACAGTTGCTGATGAAAGTTATTCTAAGTTAGACCAATATTCAATTCAGTTGCATGAGTTTTATAAATCATTACGCAGAGCAGGATTTACTGTAGATAATGCTTTATACATTCTTTCTGCAAAGCAAGCGTATCCTGACTGGATGCAAGATTTATCACCCGAAGATATTAGAAAACACATTGAAGAGGAGGACGAGTAATGGCACGTGGAGGTTATCGTCAGCCTAATAATCCAGCACCTGTATCAGGTCCTGGTGCGCTATCACAGCGAACAGATGGTGGTGCTACCGAAGGTATGACACAACCACAACAAAACTATACAGGTTTTGCATATGGACAAAATAAAGGTTTAGAAGAACAACAAGGTGGCGCAGGAATGGCTGGTAATCCATTTTCTATGGCTGGTATTGTAGAACTAAGTGCTCCTACACAGCGTCCTAATGAACCTGTTACATCTGGTATTAATTACGGTGATGGTCCAGGAACTGAAGCCATGCGTGGCTTGCCTAATCAACAGCCAACATTAATTGATACTATCAAGCATCTTGCACAGTTTGACCCATCAGGAGATGCAGAATTAATTTATAGACAACTACTTGATAACGGGTACTAATGCCTCAGTACATTAAACCTATTGTTGCCGAAGTCTCACCTAATCTTTACCTTGCTGCTAAATCTGCAGGTTTAACTGGTGTAGAAAAAAACCAAGTAGAACAGATGAGTTACACAATTAAAAAACATCGTGAACTTAGTAAACTTGGTACTGATGGAGCACGTAAAGAGTATGACCGTTTAGACCCAAATATTCAAGACCAGTTAAAGTTTATGTTTAAAGATGCTGACTATATGCAGGAACCAGAAGATACAACTGACCGTTTTATGGGAGTTGTTAAAACAGTTGTTAAAGTAGCGGCTTCACCGCTTATTGGTTTATTTAAACTAGGTGGACAATACAATCGTTTAATTAACGAGCCTTATAAAGTTGCTCGTCAAGTTGCACAAGGTGCAGATTTATTTGCTGCTAAAACATGGGTAGATGCATGGGACGGCAAAAACCAGTATGACCAAGGTGCACTAAAAGAAGCAACAGACTATTTTGGTAAGTATGATGTTGAAGTTGCTAAGGGTTTACTTTACGGCAAGACTCCTGGTGAAATTGTACAAGACTTTGGCACAGTAGACCCAGAACTACTTAACTCAATTAAAAAAGCGTACGATGACCCTGATGCATTTAAACTAGTTTTAGATGGTGTTAAGTATGCACAGGTTTCACCTGGTCGTGATATTGCTCGTATGCTTGACCGCAGGCCACCTTCAAGTGGCGTTACTGGTACTACTAAGAATGTTTCTGGAGTATTAGATTTTGTTTATCAGATTGCAGTAGACCCACTTACCTGGATGACAGGTGGACTTAGCAAGGGTATTACTAAAGGTGAACGTATTACTAACTCACTTACTAACGCTATCAACAAAGGCGTTCCAATTGAGAGAGCCGTTGAGACTACATTTAAAGAGCCATTGGTATTTAATCTATGGCAAGATGGTATTGGTCCTGCAATTAAAAAGGTTGCAGATTCTAAGAACCCAGGTGAGAAGTCACTTGCTATTGATGAAATCGCTAAAAACTTTCCAGGATATAATAGTCCTTCTGCAATTAAAGTATTGGCTGAGGCTAAAGTATTTGATGCGCCAAGCGCACAAAGATTTTTTGAAGATGCAGGTAATTTAAATCTATTGCTTGCTGGTCGAGTTGATGGCATAACCTATATGCGCAATGGCGTAGTAGTTGCTCGTCAAAATCGTTTATTCTCTGATGCAATTACTCGCTCACTTGATAGTTTGTTTAATAACATGTCTAAAACGGGCGCAGAACGTGATGCAGCATTAACACCAATTACTGCTGCTCTTCTTAATACTGAAGATGCACTACAGCGTTTAATTAATCCTAATGCGGATATGTCTGTTATATTACAGGCTAATAAAGAGATTACTGGTTGGAAGAAAATAGGGCAGATGGCTGCTCGCTCTCCACAAGGATTAGAAGTACGTATTGGTGTCAACGCAATTGATACTGCTGCTAATTTCACAGCACGTGCTCGTCAATTATTACCTAAGGAAATGGCACAAGCGTTAACAGTGCGTTTTCTTGAGTCAACTGCTGATGAACAGATTGTTATTTTGCGTAACCTAGATGCTGCAACTATGTACTCAATGGGTCTTGGTGGTAGTGTTAAGGGTGAAGAGTTAATTATTAAAACCCTTCAAGACAAATATGGTGACAAAGCAGGCTTTGCAACTAAGAGAGACCTTGCTATTAACCCAGAACATGCTAAGTTTGCGCCAGCAAACTCTGTGCGTGAGTCCGAAACTGGATTTTTTGTTAATACAGAGGGTCCAATTCAGCCATACCAAACTACATGGGCTGTTGGTTCACTACCTTATGACATTATTGGTTCAACTATTTGGGAAATTAAATCTAAAAAGAATATTATTAACGCACTTGGTGGAGCAACACAAGGTTCTTTTTCAAAAAAGTTAGTTGATTCGTGGTCTATCTTAACTTTGTTCCCACGTTTAGGTGTGCGTTCCGCAATTGATGAAGCAACAATGTATTTATTATCTGCACCTACTAAAGATATACGTCACTTTGCATCATTACAAGGATTTCGTTTAGGAAATATGTCTCGTGCTGCTACAGGTTCTAAATCTGCTAGTGGTCCAGTACGCAGAAGTGTACAAGCAGCATTAAAATTAACACCTAAATCTAATTCACCTATACGAATTGGTAAACAACCACGTTACTCACATGAAGAAGCACTAACATTAATTGACCGAGAAAATATTATTAATGCTAAGGCTGTTGATTTAGGTGTAGACCCAGCAATGTTATCTAGTTTAGAAAAACGTGAGGCTATTTCAGACCATGTTTCTAATATGTATGGTAAGTACATTGATGAAGTAACTGCTGGCTATCTTATGCAAGCATTTATTCATTCACCTGATGCGTTAAACTCTATGGCTGCATCTATTGTGGCCGCTAGTGGTATTGCTGGTCGTTATGGTGATGAAGTTGCTGCATCTGTTATTACACCATCTATGCTTGATATGGCTTTTGAAGCCCTTGGTATCAAGATGGGTAAAGGTACACGCACTATTGATACTGGTATGCTATCAGAACAAGAAGTAGCATTAGCGCATTTTGAAAAATGGTTTAAGATGCTTGCTGGTAATCAAGCAAAGTTAAGTGATGAAGTTACACTTAATCCAGCAGATATATTCTTTAGATACAATGCATTAAAGCCAGGTGAAGTTGACCCTGTTAGTGGTAAAGAAATGATGGAACTAGCACTAGATGCTGCTATGACTAAAATTGGTTTTAAGTTTGATGAGTTAACTAAGACTTGGCTTGTCAAGGATGCTTCTGACCAAAAAACTGTTAATGCATTCTTAGAGCGTTCTATGTACACAGTACAAGCCCGTGCTAAGGGATTAGATGATGAGCAAATTGTACGTGGACAGTTGTTCCGTATGTTTACTGACATGTTTGAGACATTCCATGGAGATGCAAATAAGTTTAATCAGGGACTACTAGATGTAGTTAGAGATAGTTATGTCCAACTAGTTAAGATGGCTCCTGAATCTGGTCGTATTCCTACATGGAACGTAGCAGTTGCTCGTATTTCACTAGATGAATTTCAAGAGGCTAGTAAAGGGTTCCGTATTAGCGGACCTATTAATACTGAACTAGCATTTGGTGACTTTAACATTGAGTCTGTATTTAAGCGTGCAGGTAATACTATGATGGACTGGATGGACCAACAAGTAACAGGTATATTCCGTCAACCAGCAGTTATGGTTACGTATGCTAGTCTTCGTAAGAAGTATGCTGGGATTGAACGTGAGTTTGTACGTCAACAAGTAGCACGTGAAATGGGTCCTTTTGCTGGTGCTACAAAAAAGCAAATCGATGAAGTAGAAGACAAGTATCGGAAAATAGCAGAGAAGCGATTTACTGAATTAGCAGTCCGTGAAGCAGCAGATACTATTCTTAAGTTTTCTGATAACCCTAAGATTCGTTCTAACTTCTCATTTAGCCTGCGTACAGTAGGTCGTTATTATCGTGCAACTGAAGATTTTTACCGCCGTATTTATCGCATGAAGGATGTTGCGCCACGTACGTTGTATCGCCTACGTTTATCTAATGTAGGTATTGAAGCCAGTGGTGCTATCCATAACGATGCTACTGGTGAGCCATATGTAGTAATGCCTATGGACAATGTAATCTTTAAAGCAACTGATGGTGCAATTCGTGTACTAACAGGTAATACTGGATACAGTCAGCCATTGTTTAGTGAGTTTACGTTTAAACTACGTATGGTTAACCCATCATTCTCACAAGATGCTGGTCTTCCTACACTATCTGGTCCTGTTGCAGGATTAAGCGTTATTGCTATTAAGAACTTACTAGGTGTAGTGCCAGGTAAGATTCCATTTATTGGTGATACATTGCAACCGTACTCACAGCAACTAGGTGAAAGCATTGACACTTTTGCATTAGGTAACATTGGTGATAACGTAGATGTTGTCCGTGCTGTAGTGCCTTCTTCTTTACAACGTGTGTGGGGCATGCTTCCATTTGATGAGAAGTCTCGTCAAGAGACGACTGCTGCTATGCAAGCAATTGCTTACAATGCAGCAAACGGTGTAGGTATTGACCCTAATGCTACTGATGAAGAAAAGGCTAAGTACCTAGATAACATTCGTATATCAGCACACAATGTATTGTTTATGCGTCACTTCTTAGGACTATTCTCACCTGTTGCTCCAGGAACTATGGAGTCAGTAGGCGTACCTGACTACATCAAGGATACAGGTATTACTAGCCTACGCTCAGAGTTTTTTGACATCCTTAATGGTGTGATTGCTACTAGTAATGGTGACATCACAGACCCATATGAAGAAGCATTGGCTACATATATTGGTAATAACCCAGGCAAACTTATCTACACAGTATCTCGTGAGGATAAACAGACTAAGGTTCTTATTAAGAATACAGATAAGTTAAAGGACTGGGGCATCAAGAATGCCGCACTTATAAAGCAATATGGTGAAGCAGCCTATATTTTTGCACCACAAATTGGTGACTTTAATGCTGCTACATATAACTGGATTCAATCAGCAGGACTTGTTCAAAGCAAGAGTGTTGAGAAGTACTATAAGGATTTACAAGTAGCAGAAGATAAGCAAAAATACTACGATATTGCACGTCAAGAAAAAGAAATCTTGAATAATATGTCAGACCCAGAACTGCGTGCTAATGTAATTAAGGCAGCAACTGAACAACGTAATGCGCTTAAGGCTAGTAATCCATTGCTGAACTCAGCACTTATTGGTTCTGGTAATACTATTGGCAATGAAACAGTATTAATGAATAGCGTAGAACAAATGATTACAAACCCTAGTGTTGACATTAATCCAGCCACACGCCAACGTATGGCACTAGCCATCAAGATGATGCGTGAGTTTATTGCATTTTCTACAGACCCACAATTAAAGAATGTACAAAATGCAACACAATTAAAGTCAGAACGTAAAGCACAGATTGAGGCTGATTTGAGAGAGTTAATGCTAGGCGACCTATATGTAACAGAAGCAAACAGAGCAATCTTTAAATCTATTCTTGGATTTTATTCACGTGATTCATACTACGCTTTTAAGGAGTTAATGTAATGGCTTATTCAGATGATGCTAAATACGTTAGCGCCTATAATAAAGCAGTAGCCGCAGGCAACAAGGCTAGGTTATTACTTGCTGATTTAAACAAGGCTAAACCAGGTACTGCTCGACATACAGACCTTAAGATTAAGTATGACCTTGCTAAAGCAGATGCTACTAAATATGAACAAGAACGTCTTACTCGTAAGAGAGAAATTGATACTGCTAAAAGCAAAGAAAAAGAAACTAAAACAGCAGATAAAGATAAGGCTTCAGCAACCGCAGACATTCCAGTTCTTGAATATGAAGTACAGGCTGCTAAAAATGCTGGCGATAAGGCTGCACAAGTTAAGGCAGAGGCTGCATTAAAAGCCGCTAAGGACAAGGCTGCTGGCATTAAGCCAATACTTGATGAAGATGGCAATGTAAAAGATGGACCAGAAGAAGTAGTCAACAATAAGTTTAAAGATTTTACAGTTAATTCTAGTGGAGCAGTTACAAACTCAAAAGGTAATGTTACATATTTTCTTAGCATTAAGAATGCTGATGGCTCTTCTACAATGCAAGAGTATGAAAGTATTGCCAAGGCTCGTGATGCCTTTCTTAAGGCATACTCTAGTCCAGGCGCATTAGATAGTTTAAAACAAAAACTACGCGCTGGTAATTGGATTACGGCTAAGCAGTTAGCAAATAATGAATGGCTATCTGGTCTTGATAGCATGATTGCTAAATACACTTATGATGCTGTTAGTGCTGTTAAGTATGGTGGCAGTAAAGAAGCACCACTTATTGATACATGGTTTAGTAGTGCAAAAGGCGGAGGCGGTAGTGGCACCGCAAGTAAAGGCGGTACCTTTAAGGATACAGACCTTGACCTAACTACTGTTGGTGATGCATATAAAGAGATTAATGATTACATGATTGATGCTGTAGGTAGAGAAGCAACTCAGGAAGAAAAAGATGCTTACTACAAAGACATCAACGCACGTGAATTAAAGTCAACGGTCTCAACAGTTGCAGTACGTGATGCAACTGGAAAGATTACTAAGTCTACACGTACTGGTGATTTTGTTACAGCAGATGAGCGTCTTAATTCTAAAAACGCTATTGTTATTAAAGCATTAGAAGGCACAGATGCTGGTGAAATTCTTAAATCTGCTAAAGGCAGCCAGGTTGCAGTACAGATTGCAGCCTTGCAAAAGGCTGGTGCTGAATATGGACAACCAATATCTGCAGGTGAAGCACTTAAATATGTTATTTCTGGTGGTACGCAAAAAGATGCTTTGTTAAAACAAACAGAACGTATTCGTCTTAATGCTATAACCATGTATGGAAATCTTAAGGACCACATCAGAGATGGTGGTACTGTTAAAGATATTGCAGACCAGTATGCACTAATTAAATCTAGAAAACTTGGTATACCTTTAACAGATGCATTTAGCGATAAAGATGTTATAGGTGCTATTACTAAAGATGGTGGTTTAATGAGTACAGCAGAGTTTTCAAGACAGATGCAAGCAAACCCACTATGGCGTCAAACGCAAGAAGCACGTGATACCGCTTCTGACTTTGCTAACACCATACTTAAGTCGTTTGGATTCATGGGCTAATGGCAAAATTAGATAGAGACAACGCATTCTTTGGTTATAAGGCACCAGTAGTTCCTATTGTTGATGAGCAAACTAAAAAGGCAGGGGCTGCTGCGGCACTTGCCGCTTCATCACCTGCATCATTGGCTGCTGCTGCTGCATCTCGCGCTAGTTGGGCAGCAGATGCCGACCCATATACAACTGTTATTGTAGGCAATACTGGCAAGACTCAAGCGCAATTAGATGCTGCTAAAGGTGCTGCAGATACAGCAACAATGATTACTAATTTGTATGGCTCTCAAGGTATTACATCTAAAGTAGACCCAGTAACAGGTAAGGTTATTACAAAATCACCCACTGGTGCAGTATTAGGTTCTTCAACACAAACACCTATTGGTACTCCAAATCCAGTAGTAGTGGCAAAAAAAGTAGATGAACCAAAAGAAATTAGTGATGCTACTAAAGATGCATTTGCAATGCTTGCTGATTTATTTGCATCATATGGTTTAGGTGAACTTGCTAGTGAGATTTCTGGGTACATGACATCTGGCTTAACAGCAGGTGAGGCTCTTATTAAACTTAAGACTAACCCTAGTGGCGCATACGCCACACGTTTTGCTGGTAACTTTGCTCGTGTTAAGAATGGCATGAATGCTTTATCAGAAGCAGCCTATATGGAATTAGAAAACTCATATACTAATACGCTTAAGTCTTATGGACTAAGCAATATGTTGGGTATGGATTCAAAGTCTAACTGGAAAACATTTGCTAATTACATTGCTAATGATATATCAGCAGTAGAGTTTAAAGACCGTATTGGTACAGTACAGGACCGCGTTGTTAATGCAGACCCTGCTACTAAAGAATTGTTTAAGAAATGGTATCCAAGCCTTACAGATAAAGACCTTGTTGCATACTTCCTTAACCCAACTGAAACTATTGGTAAGTTAAAAGAAAAGGTAACTACTGCAGAAATTGGTGCAGCGTTTATGGGCCAAAATCTTTCAACTGATATGACATCAGCAAGTGACTTAGCAAGATACGGTATTGACCGTGCTGGTGCCATTCTCGGCGCATCACAAATTGCTGAAGTACTTCCTGAGGCTAGTAAGTTAGGTAACATCTATGAAGAAGCAGGAATTACTTACAACCAAAAGACAGGTGAAGAAGAGTTCTTAAAGTCTAGTGATGAAGCAAAGCGTAAGCGTAGTCGTCTAGCATCTATGGAACGTGGTTCCTTTAGCGGTTCTTCGGGTAATGCACCAGGTGCTTATAGCACTGGTTACCTAAAGAAATCTTCAGCAGCAGGCTTAATATAAAATAGAATCCTATGTGACCGACCAGCCCACATAGCGTATAAGACTGGTAGTAAGAGCCAGGCTAGTTCCCCGACTAGAATCTGAGGCTTGCGATTCAAACGAATAGAAGGGTGGGTTGCTATGAGCAACAACTACTGGGATGAAGACGAAGACGACCTAGATACCGACAACGAAGTGCAGATGGATGGAAGTGACTTACTTAAAAAGTTACGGAAAGCCAAGCGCAACGATGAGAAGCGTATTAAGGAACTCACTGAGCAACTTGAGGGATTATCCAAGGCGCAGCGTGAGCGTACAGTCAAAGAGGTCCTAGAACAGAAGGGTGTCAATCCAAAGGCACAACGATTAATCCTAAAAGACTTGGATGAAGTTAGCGAAGAGTCAGTTAATAACTGGCTTGCAGATAACGGAGACCTGTTTGGATTAACACAGCCAGAGGCAACTGAAGAACAGCAACTAAATCGTGCAGCCCTAAGGCAGCAAGATGTAGTTACTCAACTTGGTACGACCCCTGACCGAGCAGAAGATTTATTGACTCGAATTAATAATGCGGCTTCCGCAGAAGAACTCAATTCAATCATCTACTCTCAACAGTAATAAATACATAGTAATTTCACAACTCACCTAGGAGGTGAACAACAATGGCTAATGCATATACATCCTCTACTGGCAATCTCGCTGGTACCGCTGGTGGTGCAGGTCTCGTCCAAAAGGCGTATGACCGACTATTAGACTTTGCGTTGCGTTCAGAACCCCTAATTCGTAGTGTCGCAGATAAGAAGCCCACTAAGTTAGCAAACCCTGGCTCAACCGTAGTTCTACAACTTTACGCAGACCTGTCAGAACAGACAACTGCTCTTTCAGAATCAACTGAGCGTGACTCAGTACAGATTGCTGCTCCAACATCAGTTACTATTACTCTTGCTGAGTACGGTAACTCTGTTCTTGTTACACGTGCTTTGGAACTCTTCAGCCTTGCTGATGTAGACCCAGCAATTGCTAACATCATCGCTTTCAACCTTGCAGGTTCAATTGATACAGTCGCACAGACTGAACTTCGTGGTGGTACTAACGTCATCTATGGTGGCACACGTACTAACACAGTAACAATTGCTGCTACAGATACAATCACTTCTGCAAACATCCGTAAGGCTGTTGCTAAGTTGCGTTCAGGTCTGTCAGTTCCTCGTAAGGGTTCAATGTACTGGTGTGGTATCCACCCAGAAATCTCACACGACCTTCGTGCTGAGACTGGTGCTGGTGGATGGCGTTTGCCTCACGAGTACAACTCAAATGACAACATTTGGGCTGGAGAAATTGGTTCATA